TCAGTCACCTAACTCCCTCCATGTTTCGCTATTTAGGAACCCTCTGGTGAGAAAATGAAGATCAAAGTATTTTTCTGCAATTTCAGGATGTGCTGTCTCAAAATCCAACATGGCTTTATAAGGTGCGCAAATGCGGCCAGTCGTAACCAATGCCTGGTTTGCCACACAAAACTCCCTAAAACTCATCCTTTTATACAAACTCTGCTGATTACACCACCTAGCAAGCTGGATGTATATACCACGATAGGGAGACTGCTTCCAAGGGCAATCGTTTTTGTTTTGATAGCGCATGATGTAGGGAATACAATGATACCGCATCAACAGTTCAACACGCTTAAATGCGTTTTCAATGTCAATTTCATCGGTGCTTTCAAATCCTACCAACACGTAAAACCGGATATTCTTTTTGTTTGTATAGCGCCGGATTCTTTTTAATTGTTTCTCAATAATGTCATATTCAGAAACATTATCAAAGGCGAATGTCAAGTCACCATCATACTTAGAAGAAAACAGCATTTCGCATTTTTCATCCGTAAGTAGCCGTTCATCCAATCCCTGCTTGAACTTATACGGTCTTCCCGTTGCAATCAATTCTTGCAGCATTTCCTTCCATCGGGGACAACCTAAGAAGTTGTCGTCCAATAAGCAGATTTTACTACGGGAGGGGTCAAAAAACTCCGACAGTGGACTGTGTTTAAATACAAGGTCGTACTTTTGGTTGACACAAAATTTACACTTTCTGAAGCAACCTCGTGTTAAGAAGCCAATGCTGTACTCTTTATATTCTTTAAATTGATCTCGAATGCGTTCCTCATTAACAGTAAGACCCGCCGCAGTTCGTGCCTCTTTAATTCGCGCCACCTCTGTCTCTATCCACTCATCGTATAAGGAATAATCCGGCATATGGTGCTCAATTTCGTCAGGTAGCGCAGGGGCCTGGTCGAAGTAAAATCCAGTACCGCCAACATGAATATTATCATGTTCATAAATCCAGTCTGGCACGGGAGTATCAGTAAAAACCTTGGAGACATATATGCGATCATAGTCGTTAGCACACCAGGCGTAGTCAGTTAACAGGGTAACTGATTCACCTTTTTCTTTCCAATACCCCGAAATTTTTTCACAGGCGAGATTCGGAAATCTATGTTTATCGCGACCGATAAGGTCAGCATCTACTATGGCGATTTTCATTGCACGGCCTCATTCCTAGAAACAAGTGTAGCGAAAGATATACTTTCTCGTAATTTATCATAGCAGATCGATGTGCATTTTTCAACCATATTCCACTTTTTTCTGCATAATTCAATCATTTGGTATGTCACTAGATATCCAGAATGCTTAGAAAAAACAAATATTTGACAAAACAATTACCTTAAATTCACAAGTTTTCGCCTTTTTCTTGATTTCGAAGTATCCCCCCTCGTTAATTTCTGCGAAAATCCACACGGAGCCCCGTGCCGGCCTGCGCTCGGAAAGGTTGTAGGGCTTTGCCCTTCCCCTGTCCGTCTGGCAAAAACATCCATCTTTTGAAAAGTTGGTGCCAAAGAGACACCCATCTGACAATGACTTGTCCAGGATAATGTGTTATTGTTATAATCGCAGAAGCGGAACGGGTTCGGCACTAAAATGAGACCGACTTTTGTTACAAACTTAAAATGGATAACGGAATAACCACGGATCGGTGACCACCACAGGAAATTACCTGCGGTGGCTTTTTTTATGTCCTTCATTTATCTCTATGCCAGAAATGACATGGGATTTTTGTTTTCTTAGACTTCTGTGTTCCCATGCTCCTAAGATAAAGATCTGAAAAATATTTAGAAGCTTCGTAAAATTGACATCCTCGTGTCCAGTGGGTAGTAGAAGCAGATGAGTAAATGAAACATTCCAAAAAAGTTTCTGCTGTTTTCGGTCAAATCACACTTTTACCTCCAGTGGATAGTGGAAGAAGAAAATTTTCGAAATCTTCGCCAAAAAGGCTCTCTCGTTTCCATTAGGGAGTGTAAGGTGCAAACGCAGAAAGGAGCATCACATGAACATAGTAAAACACGATAATATACCACAAAAGTTGAAAGACACCGCACAGTTCTGTTGCTGGCAGTATGAAACCGTCAAAGGCAGACAGACGAAAGTTCCCTATGACCCGGTCACTGGACACAAGGCCAGGACAAATCAACCGACTACCTTTACCACCTTCGAGGGTGCAATATCCGCTATGGCCAACTATGACGGTATCGGCATCCGTGTAGCAAACGGCATTGCAGGTATAGACCTCGACCACTGCTTGAGGGAAGGCACCTTGCTCCCCTGGGCACGGGAAATCGTGGACAAATTCCACGCCACCTATATTGAGGTTAGCCCCAGCGGAACAGGTATCCGCATCTTCTGCCTGGTACCGGAGCAGTTCAGCTATGATACCGATATCTACTACATCAAAAAGGGAGATATCGAGGTGTACATTCCCGGATTCACCAACCGCTTTCTCACAGTTACCGGAAACGCACTGAACCGGGAAGATGTGACGGAAACGACAGAGGCTTTGACATGGCTGCTCAACACCTATATGCACCGTCCAACGCCTCCCGCTGCTACTTCTGTTTCCGGTAGAAGCTATCTGAAAGATGAAAGCGTAATTGAAAAAGCATCCAACGCCCAGAACGGTGCCAAGTTTACCCACCTTTGGAACGGTGACATCTCCGAATATCCATCTCACAGCGAAGCGGATGCGGCACTTTGCTCGTTATTGGCGTTCTGGTGCGGCGGTGACAAGGAGCAGATGGACAGGCTGTTCCGACAGTCTGGCTTAATGAGGGACAAATGGGACGAATACCGGGGTGCCGATACCTATGGCAATATGACCATCTTAAAAGCCATATCCAATGCCACGGTATTTTACAAACCCATTCACGCTGCCACCGCCGCCGAAGACTTCGGAATGGACAGACTCAAGGAACTGGATCCCATGGATACAGCCCGGTTTCCGTGGACAGACATTGGAGCGGGACGCATCTTCGCAGCCTACTACAAGGATATCCTTCGATTCGTACCGGAACGTAAAATGTGGTTTTACTATGAGAATGGCATTTGGCAGCCGGATAAGGGCAATATCCGAGCGATGAAATACTGCATGGATCTGGCAGACCTGATGTACACCTTCGCCTTGGAGATCCGGGACGAGGATAAACGAAAGGCTTATATGAAATATGTGAGCCGGTGGCAATCCCACAATAACCGGGTCAACATTCTCAAAGACGCCCAGGTTCACTATCCCATCCCGTTCGGCAGTTTTGATACAGATCTCTATATCTTCAACTGCAAAAACGGCACCTTCCATATAGACACCGGAGAATTTACTGAACACCGCAGCACCGATCTGCTCACCAAGATGAGCCAGGTGATATATGACCCCACTGCCCAGTCGGACCGCTTTGATACCTATATTGACGAAATCATGTGCGGCGATCAGGAGAGGGCGAAGTTTTTACAGAAGATTATGGGATACGGCCTCACCGGAGATACCCGGTATGAGTGCATGACCATTCTATATGGAGCTACTACACGAAACGGCAAAGGTACCCTTTGCGAAAGTGTCCTCAAGGTACTGGGCGATTACGGCTGTACTGCTCGGATTGAGAGCATCGCCGTGAAAACCTTTGTGAACGGCTCTCAGCCCAATGAGGACATAGCCCGTCTGGCGGGTATCCGCTTTGTCAACATCTCGGAACCGGGCAAAGGCATCGTCATGGACGCCGCCAAGGTTAAGATCATGACAGGCAACGACACGCTCAATGCCCGGTATCTCCATGAAAACAGCTTCGACTTTCAACCCCAGTTCAAACTCTATGTAAACACCAACTATCTGCCCGTCATCAACGACATGACACTGTTTACCAGCAATCGCATCATCATTGTTCCCTTTGACCGCCATTTTGACGAGCAGAGCCAGGATACCACCCTCAAGCGGAAGTTCACCACACCCCAAGTACAGAGTGCCATCCTTAACTGGCTCCTGGAGGGCAATCGCCTGCTTCGAGAGGAGGGATTGTACCTGCCGGAATCCGTGAAAAAGGCTACAGCCAGCTACCAGCATGACAGCGACAAGATGGCACTGTTTGCGGAGGAAAACCTCATCCAGGATAAAAAGGGCGAAGTACTGACCTCCGCACTCTATGCCCGGTATAAGGGCTGGTGCCAAGAAAACGGGTACTATGCCGAGGGTATGAAAAACTTCAAGCAAGGTTTGCAGACCTTTGCCAAGGTTGTCCGCAAGCGCCCCAAGGACGGCGGCGAAAAAACCACAGTACTCCTGGGGTATCGTCTGGCATCAGAATTTACCGAGCCACTGCTGGCGTGATCACAGGTGTGGGGCAATGTGGCAGATAAATATGGTTGATTTCAACATTCGATTTCCTATGGAAAATAGCCTTATTTACTTGCCACATTGCCCCACGAGGAGAAAGGAGGCGGTGCCTATGATTGTGCTGTGAACACCACCCAACCATCTATACATCCAATGAAAGTGAGGAAAACACCATGAACAATTACCCGTTAAAGGCCAGCAAGTACAACTGGCGTTCGCTTGAGCCGCAAAACACCTATTACTCGGAGGAATATATTGCCGATCATTTTGATCTGTACCTTACCTCGGAGTACATTCCCGACAATCATGGGGACACACGCAGATACTATCGTCTTCATGCCAGAAATCCGCACACTGTTGAAATGGCACTTGCCTATGATATCAAATGCCCTTGCTGTGGCGGCAATGTGCTGAAGCAGGTGGGCAGATGCAAAGATCATTATACGCTGGGCTTATATGAATGCCCGGTCTGCGACAGAAAGTAAGGAGGAGTATGATAATGACACCATTCAACGAAAAGGATTCCCTCATCGGAACCGCCGAATACCACACGAATTTTTGGAATGTGATGCGGGGAAACCGCTATGCAGCCGACAAGATCCATGGCGGTTCCGATGCCGTCACGGGAGGATACGCTCTCCCCTCTGTCAGCAATGACAAGCTGAAGAAGGCAATCGAGGGTGAAAGCTTGTTCCGTAATCTGGCAACAGTCGTAAAAGCATACAACGGAGGGAGCCGCATCTTTGCCAAGGACTGCGATGATTTGGCACAGTGGGTGCCGGAGAACGGCAATATTCCCATTTATGATGGCATGGAGGATTTTACACGCTTTGCCGTTGAAGCATACAAGCTGGCGGTGTTTGTCAAGCTGGATGACAGCTTCATCCATGACGCATCTTTCAGTATCGAGGATCATCTGACCAGCCGTCTTGCAAAGAACTTCGCCAAAGCCGAGGACAAAGGTTTCATGATTGGCACGGGAGAACATATGCCTACCGGTATTCTCAGCCCCACCGATGGCGCGGAAATCGGTGTTCATACAGATAGCATTACTTTCGATGATGTGCTCCGCCTTTACTTCTCATTGAATAAGGAGTACCGCAAAAACGCTGTGTGGCTCATGAACGATGAAACGGCTCTCGCCTTGCGTCTGCTCAAGGACAATAACGGAAACTATCTGTGGAATCCTGCCAATGACACCATTTTGGGCAAAAGGGCGCTGATCTCCAACGATATGCCGTCAGCAGACTATGGGAAAATGCCCATTGTATTCGGTGATTTCAGCTACTACTGGATCATCGACCGAAGCCCGGTCAGCATCCGGACGCTGAAAGAGAAATTTGTCACCCTGGACCAGGTCGGGTATCTGGCAACGGAATTTCTTGACGGCAAGCTTATCCGCCGCAAAGCCGTAAAGGCTCTGAAAATTACCACGGAAGTCTCTGAAGGATAATGTTTCTGCGGACAGATACGGTAAAGTTTCTGCCGTATCTGCTCTCCGCAGATGTGAATTCGTATCAGCGGGTCAATTACCCTTTTGATTTCGCTATTTTTGCACGCAAAGCCCCAGGCCGTTGTCCGCCTACATGGACACAGAGATTTGACCCGCCCTACCGGGTCAGAAAGGAGACACCATGAAATTATACATTCAAAACCAGATCCGCAACCTTGCCCTCAAGGGGTATGGCTACAAACGCATCGCTTCTGTTCTGGAAATCTCACCCAACACGGTGAAGTCGCACCTTCGCAGACACCCCATCACATCAGGATGCACGGTCTGTCTGCATTGCGGGAAACCAGTGGAGCAGAATCCCGGCCGGAAGGAAAAGAAGTTCTGTTCTGACAAATGCCGCATGACCTGGTGGAACAGCCACCAGGACCAGGTCAACAAGCAGGCCTATTACACGCTGAACTGCCAGTACTGCGGAAAGGAGTTTGCAAGCTATGGGAATAAGAACCGCAAATACTGCTGCCGGGAATGTTATGCGGCAGCTCGAAGAAAAGCAGCCTGATGATCTTCAAACTCGCCTGTTCCGTTACCGCACCAGCACTGCTGTGTTTGGCAGCATGGTTAAAAACGGCGTTCTGACGGAAGATGACCACCAGAAATGCTGCGATATGCTGGCAGAGAAATACGGCATATCTTTGTGCAGTATATTTCGCTGAAACAACTTGCTATTATGCCCCTTCAGAGCGAATATGTGATACAACCTATCGGAAGGAGGGGCAATATGGACAAGGATATTCTGCGTGACCTTTATTACGGTCGGATTTCTCCTTGGGAAATGTCCTTCCGCAAGAGTTCCGAATACGCCAAGGCGTTGACGGAAGTTGTGGCTTGCGGAGACAGATTAAGGGAAATCTTGAATGAAGAGGACCGCATATTGGTGGACAAACTGGAGAACGCACAAAACCGCATACTGGACGAAGCTGAACGGGAATATTTCTTCATGGGATTTCGTCTTGGTGCGAAAATGATGCTTTCTATTCTCAACGAAGAAAGTGATACATTTTGCGAGATTTGAGGAGAAACCATGGAACGAAAGATCAAACATCTGCCTTTGCAAAAAATGCAAGCGCCAAAGCTGACCAGAGTAGCCGGCTATGCCAGAGTTTCCTCGGGCAAGGATGCCATGCTCCATTCCCTGTCGGCACAGGTCAGCTACTATAACGACCTCATTCAGCACCATCCAGGCTGGGTATTCTGCGGGGTATATGCGGATGAAGCACTGACCGGCACAAAGGCAGATCGAGAGAATTTTACCCGGCTGCTGAACGATTGCAGAGCGGGAAAGGTGGATATGGTCATCACCAGATCAATCTCCCGCTTTGCAAGAAATACCGTGACCCTTTTGGAAACCGTACGGGAACTGAAACAGATCGGAGTGGATGTGTATTTCGAGGAGCAGAACATCCACTCCATCAGCCCGGACGGAGAACTGATGCTTTCCATCTTGGCATCCTATGCCCAGGAAGAAAGCCTCTCCGCCAGTGAAAATCAAAAGTGGCGCGTCAAGCGGAATTTCGAGAATGGGATGCCCTGGAATGGCACGATGCTGGGGTATCGGTACAAGGACGGTACATACCTCATCGTGCCGGAGGAGGCCGAGACCGTCCGTTTCATTTTTGACCAGTATCTGTCCGGCAAAGGCATCACCGCCATTGCGAAGATGCTGAATGAACAGGGCATTCCCACCCGCTATGGAAACACCTGGGGCAAGAGCAGCGTTCTGCAGATCCTGCGGAATTACGCCTACACAGGAAACCTATTGCTTCAGAGAACCTATAGCGAGAACCACCTCACCAAACGCAAACGGCAGAATAACGGAGAATTTCCAAAGTACCACATCGTGGATAGCCACGAAAAAATTATCCCCCTGGAGCAATTTAACGCAGTTCAAGAGGAGATACAACGCAGGGCAGACAAGCACACCCATCCCGGGATCAGCCCAAAGACCTATCCATTCACCGGGATGGTGCTGTGCGCAGGATGCAGAAAGCATTACCGCAGAAAGGTCACCAAAGGAGGACCCGTGTGGATCTGCTCCACCTTCAACACCCTGGGCAAACGATACTGTCCTTCCAAACAGATCCCGGAAAATACCCTCATTGCCATGACGGAGGAAGTTTTGGGCAGCATGGATGCCCTTCACGATAAAATAACGGCTATCAGAGCCGAGAGTGGGAATACGCTGGTATTCTGCTTCAAAGACGGAACGGAGGTCGTAAAGCACTGGCAGGACCGTTCCCGGGCAGAAAGCTGGACGGAGGAAATGAAGCAAGCCGCCAGACAAAGAGAATTCGAGAGGAGCAAGCACCATGGCTAAGAACATCACCGTAATCCCGGCTACCATAGACCGCAGGACAGGGTCCGTTGCTGGACAGGCCCACCGCCGCCGGGTAGCCGGATATGCCCGTGTGTCCACAGACAGTGAGGAGCAACTTACCAGCTATGAAGCACAGGTGGATTACTACACCCATTACATTCAGAGCAACCCCGATTGGCGGTTTGTGAAGGTCTACACCGATGAGGGCATCTCCGCTACCAACACGAAAAAACGCGACGGCTTTAACCACATGATACAGGATGCACTGGATGGCAAAATTGACTTGATCGTCACCAAGAGCGTGAGCCGGTTCGCCCGGAATACGGTGGATAGCCTGACTACAGTCCGTAAACTCAAAGAGAAAGGTGTGGAGGTATACTTTCAGAAGGAAAACATCTATACCCTGGACAGCAAAGGTGAACTGCTCATTACCATCATGTCATCTCTGGCGCAGGAGGAAAGCCGCAGTATTTCAGAAAACGTGACCTGGGGACAGAGAAAACGGTTTGCTGATGGTAAGGTCAGTCTGCCATACCGTCAGTTCCTGGGTTACCGTAAAGGTGCGGATGGTCTGCCGGAGATCGTGCCGGAACAGGCCGAGATCGTCCGGCGGATATACCGTGCTTTCATGCACGGCAAGACCGTGGGTGCCATTGCCAGAGAACTCACCGCCGATGGTATCCCTACACCGGGCGGCAAGGTCAAGTGGCAGAGTTCCACGGTGGAGAGCATCCTGCGAAACGAGAAATACCGTGGAGATGCCAGACTCCAAAAGAAGTTCACCGTTGACTTTCTGCAAAAGAAAATGAAGGTCAACGAGGGTGAGGTCCCGCAGTACTATGTGGAAAACAGCCATCCTGCCATCGTTGAACCGGAGGAATGGGATTTAGTACAGGCAGAATTCACACGCCGCAAGGAATTGGGGAAACGATACAGTTCCAACAGCATCTTTTCCAGTATGATTTTCTGTGGAGACTGCGGAGCGATGTACGGCTCCAAGGTATGGCATTCCACAGACAAGTATCGCCGTGCAATTTGGCAGTGCAACGACAAATTCAAAGATGAACGCCGCTGCACCACCCCGCATCTGTATGAGGAAGATATCAAGTCACTATTTCTCCGGGCCTTCAGCAAGCTGATGGATGTCAAAAAACAGATTCTGGAGGACTGCCAACTGGTAAAGGATACCCTATGCAACTGTGACGATTTGGACAAGGAACAAGCTGATCTCATAGAGGAGATGGACATTCTCAGCGAGGTCATTCGCCGCTGTGTTGAGGAGAACACAGTCAAGGTGCAGAACCAGGCTGAATATTATGAGAGATATGATCGCCACGCCCAAAAGTATGATAAGCTGAAAAAGCGCTATGAAGCCATTGAAGCAGAACGGCAACGCAGAAAAGAGCAGAGTGACCGTCTGGGAGCATTCATTTCTACCATAAACGAGCAGGAGCAAATGCCCATTGAATTCACCGATGACCTGTGGCTTGCCACAGTCGACCGCATGACGGTCAATGCCGATGAGACTGTGGTGTTCGCCTTCAAAAACGGCACAAAGATAACAGAGCAGATGATGTAAAAGGCTCGGAACTTGGGATGATACCCAGGCTCCGAGCCTTTTTCTCGATATTTTAATATGCACCCATAGACATATAAGTCTAACGATACAGGGTGCTTTACAACGCAAAACGGCCATTTTTCAGTAGACAAAAGTCCAACGATAGCAAGAAATTTTCAGTTCTTGGCACAATGCTTCTCCGGGGGTGCAGACCAAATCCAAAAAGCCCTGCTGCGGCACTGATTTTTGAGTAAAAAGTAACGAACCGACAGTCGATAATTGTATCAACTGTCGGTTCTGTTATGGCGGAGAAGGAGGGATTCGAACCCTCGCGCCAGTCACCCCAGCCTACTCCCTTAGCAGGGGAGTCGAAGTGCCCTAATTTAGGGCTTTTTTGGCCTCCGAGTGGTTATAGAGTGGTTATAGAAATTCAAAACGACATCCCCAAAAAGCACTTTTTTGAACCGAGTTAGGCCCGGTTAACGGTCATGTTTTGGACCTAAAATTTTGCAACAAAATGTTCTGGGGGCCGGGGTTGCCGCCCCCCTTCTGTCTGCTTACTCCTTCACCTCCGGCAGGCCGGCGATGCTGGTCAGCAGCGACAGGATCGCCGCGAGCGCGGACGCGGAGGCGACCAGCACCCAGTCCACCTCCGACAGTACAGCCGTGGTGCCGATGGTGGCCACGGCCGTCTGGGCGAGCGTCTTAACCGCGCGTACGGCGGCGGCCTTGAGCCACGTCTTGAAGTTCGCTATCATGATTCTCACCTCCCTTCCCGTAGAGGGATTTGTCCGCCCTGCGAACGGAGCGGATAGGAAAAGGAGCGCAGCCGCTGCCGCGCTCCCTGTTCGCGTTTCTGGTTACGCCACGTACAACAGGCGGAAGGTCTCCCGCCCCTTCGGCGTGACGAGCGTTTGTGTGCCGCTCCACTGCGTCTTTTCATTGAAGCACTCCTTGACCTCAAACAGGCCGGCCTCCACATGCTGTGCATACGGCATCAGCTTGCCGCGCTTGTCGCGGTACATGTACTTCTTGTCCAGCAGGAAGCGAACGAAATCCCGCTCCCGCACATGCAGCTGCTTGGCCGTTTCGCGCAGGTTGGTCAGCAGATTGCGGTCCACGAGCTCATCAAAGTACCCGGCCTTCGGTGCCATGATCGCGTTCTCGACCGTGAGGCGTGAGTTCTCGCCCTCCAGGGCTCTGCTGCGGGCCTGCTCATCCTTGAGAGCCGTAGCCAGGCGGATGATCGTATCCGGATCGCGCAGCGCCTCCTCCAGCGTCTGAGGCGTCAGATAGGCGCCATGCCTGCGGATCGACGGGATCACCTCGTGCGTGATCCAGCGCTTGAAGGCCCGAGCCTCCGGCTTGCGGCTGCCGAGGATCAACGTATACAGGCCGGGCTCGGAAACGAATGCCAAACTGGATGTGCCGGATGCCGCACCCTCATTTGAAATGAGAGTGGTGAACTTCTCGTCTGTGTCCAGTCTTGTAAGGGCCTGCGATGGATTCCCTATCTCCAAACACCGGCACACGTCTGCCGCTACGAACCAGGGCACGTTCTCGCGTTCGACTACGCGCACCTCGCCGAACTCGGCGCTGTGGAAGGATTGCAGCTCATTCATGCTTCCGCCTCCTCCCCGCTCTCCGGCTCTGCTTCTTCCTCCTCGCACTCCTGCAGAGCGGTGTCGTAGAGCCGTTCCGCCAGATGGTTGAGCTGTTTCTCCGCGAGGCGCATTAGACTGACGCAGCCGGAGAGAACCGGAACGTACCGCTGAAAAAAGGACATCCCAGGCGCGTTACTCGCCGAATCCATATCGTCGAGCGCCATGCCCAGGATGGACGTTGCGTTGTCGATATCGACGCCGAGCGCCTCAGTTTCACTCGCTGCTTCGAAAATGGTCATTTGTACTCCTTTCTCTCTTGACCTGATGAAAGGAGCATAGTAAGATATTTATGCTACCTCTCATCAGGTGGTGTAATCCTCGGTGTTGTTGATCTGTCGGGATGTGGCAGCACCGAGGACTTTTATTTGCTGAGTTCTTCGTCGATCTTTTCGTTTAACCATTGAGTTTTTGTCTTTTGCTCTTGACGCAGCTTCTCCGTTAAAGCACGCAGCTTTTCTCGGGATACTGGTACACTGAATTGACCAATGGTTTCACGACGTTTCCGATAGTACTCAGCTTTGCTTGCTGGGGCCATTATTTCACCTCCTTGCTAGCAAGTATACTGCATTGCTAGCAAGTTGTCAACACATTTTTTCCAGGCGCGTTACTCGCCGAATCCATATCGTCGAGCGCCATGCCCAGGATGGACGTTGCGTTGTCGATATCGACGCCGAGCGCCTCAGTTTCACTCGCTGCTTCGAAAATGGTCATTTGTACTCCTTTCAAACTTCGGTTTGACAGGAGTTCCACATCTGATATAATAGATTTCAGATGGAGGGAACTCCGTCTGTGTGGCGAGAAGTCCGCGTGCTTTGGTTGCTGTAGCGGGCTTCTTGCTTTTACTGCTCGTCCAAGAGCTTCTCAACCCCTTTTCTCACAGCTTCGCCCTTTGTGATTTGCTTTTCCTCGCAGTAGGCTTTAAGTCGACGCATCGTCTGCTCGGTTAGCCTGACGGTAATTTGTCTGTTTATGGGGTTTTCCGTCTTGGGACGCCCAGTCCTTGGAGACATCATGTTCACCTCACTTTCGAGACTACATGAATTATATTTTATGTAGTCTTAAAAGTCAACCCCAAAACTCAAAAAATATCATTCTGCCGTAGCGCGCTCGGCCACCAGCTTGCGCTCCAGACGCTTGAACGCCGTCATTGCCTCCTTGTACTGCTCCACGCCGTCCTCCATTTCGCCGTTCGGTTCTCCCCGCTTGTAGGCCATAGCGACGGCATAGGACAGCTTGGCGGCCGCCACGAGCAGCGACACCTGCACGTTCTCAGCTTCGAGCCTCGCCTCCTCCCGTTCCCTCGTCGCCGCGTCTCGTTTCTTTTGCTTCCTGCCAAAGACTGCCATAACTATCGACACCAACAGCGATGGCAGCGCCGCTTGCACGATCTCAAAAACGCCCACGCGCATCCCCTCTCTTAATTGTAGTGCTTTGGTCTACGGTACTTCGTCCACGCGCTGTATTTTGACGACTTGCCGGTCGTGAAGTCGTAGACCTTGCGGGACGACAGCACGGTGAGTTGACAGCCGTTCTTGTGTCCTACCCACTCTACGACGTAGCCGCCGCCAACGTACAGGCCGATATGCCCGCTCTTGCCTACCCAATCCCCGGCTATTAGAGCCGACTTGTCAACCGCGCTGCTGTGGCTGCTGCCGCACAGGCTGTCGGCCGTCGCGTCGAAACCGCTGCCGACCACGCGCGCAAAGCGCATCAGCCCCACGACCCCGCCGGAGCAGTCCGCGCCGGTCGTCTCCGGGTTCGCGGCAACCGCGTCGAGCATGATCTGCTTCGCCGCCGGCGTGTAATACTCCGGCTGGCGGCGCGCCCCGTCCTCGATACGCTTCGCGGTGATGTAGTTTGGTTTGAGGTCTGTGTTGTACAAGTTTCCGCCGCGAATGTACAGGCTCGGCGGGTAGGTTGTAGGAGCATCCGTGTGCCACGCCCAGCGCAAGGCCTCAAGAACAATCTTCTTTCTGTTGGCAGAAACACCTGACAAGTCGCGCGCTATCTTCGTAGCCACGTCCCTGCCGATGTTTAACGGGATTTCAGACGGGTCTACAGGCTCAGCGGGTGTTGGGCTTCCAAATAGCGCCGACCACGTTGCAGCGCCGATTACGCCGTCTACAGAAAGACCGTTCGCAGACTGAAATGCCTTGACGGCCTCGTATGTGTCATTGCCGAAGGTGTCGTGTGTGGAAGCATAGAGATAGCCAAGCTCCACGAGCCGATCTTTCGCGGATTTCACGTCGGCGCCGCTCATTCCCTTTTTCAAATTCCGCGTGAACTTCGGCACGTCGCTCGGCGCATCCGGGGCCGCAGGAGTGTTGGGTGCGTCCGCAAACAACGCGCCCCAGGTGTCCGGGCCGACGATGCCGTCCACCTCCAGCCCCTTGGCGGTCTGGAAGGCGCGCACGGCCGCGAGCGTATCGTCGCCGAAGGTGTTGTGCGTCGAAGCGTGCAGATAGCCCAGCTCAACGAGCCGGTCCTTGACTGCCCGCACGTCGTCGCCCTCCATCATGTGTTTAAGCAATCGCGTATACCCCATATCGTCTCCTCCTTATTGGCTTACTGGTCGTAGGCGCCCAGCAGTTCCTTGTATTTGTCGCTTACGGTCTTCTCGGCGTTGTCCACTGCCTGTTCCAGCAGAGCAGCCCGGGCCGCATCATCCGCGGCGCGGTACTGGGCGGATTGCAGCACGCTCTTGATCGCCGCATAGCAGGCCTGGCCGCGCTCCTGGCTGTAGCGCGTGTACTGGCGCGCGTCCATCTCAAACCGCTGCCCGCCAACGGTGAAATACTTCTGCCCGGCCGTAGGCAGGAAGCCTGTTTCGCCGGTCGCTTCCACAAGACGGATCAGCTCCTCGTCCACGGCGGTGCGGTTCTGCACGCGCACGGTGCCAGGGCTCAGGAACGTATTGAAGAAGTCCAGCGCCCACTCACCAAAGGCAGTCCTGCGCTGCGTGCGCCCCCACACGTCCACGGCCGGCTCCAGCGTCGCCTCCGCGCCGGGCACCTTTTTGAGAACGCTCCTCAGGAAGCTGTCCAGCGAGCCGCCCAGCGGGCTCGTAGCGTCCGCCTTGGTCGTGCGCTCCACCGGATCGGCGAACTGTCCCACCTTGCCCGTGAACGTTGGCACATATTGGGACAGATAGCTTGAGGCGGCGTTCCAGGCTACTGCGCCCAGCGCGCCGCCAAGGCCTTTTTGGTTGTAGGATTCCAACGCGGAGTTGAGCGAGCTCATGAAGCTCATCTCCATCAGCGGATCTGTCGCACCGGCGAGCGCATCCACCAGCACCGACATGTCGAACGCCTCCTCGCGCTCGATCGTCTCGTACAGCGAGACGCCCATGAACAGCGGGATGGTCGCCGGTGCAAGGCCGCTGATGTTCACGCTCCAGTCGCCGAGCGTGAGCGAATAGCCCTGCGCCCCGCCTGCGCGCAGGAACGTCTCGTACTTCTGGTCATCCTCGCCCGCGCCGCGCAGTACGCCGAGGCGGGCCAGCATCGCGCCGAGGGCCATCAGCCCCGTGCCCGTGATGCCGCTGGCGATGCGGTCGATCCCCTGCGCCACGGTGTAGCGGCCGCTCTTGACGCCGGCGGTCAGCTGGTACGCGCCCTGCAGGATGCCGATGGGCGAGAACTCCACGCCGCGCTTTGCGATATTGATGGGCGTTTTCTTGAACGGCATAACGCCCTCGACCGCGAGGCGCGCAACGGGGCCGGTGTTGGCCGCCCGGTTGAGCAGCGCGGCGAGCTGGCTCGCGTCGCGGAAGGTAGCCCGCAGCGCCTCCTGCCCGGCCCAGTCTGCTGCTGCAGCCTCCTGCTGCGGCGTGAGCGCCGCCGGGTCGAGCCGCTGCGCCGTGAGATACTGCACCATCGCGTCCCGATAGGCGCTGCGCAGGAAGATCGCGTCCTCCCCCTCCAGCGCCTTGAAATTGAGCTGCGCGAGCGCGTTGAGCGCGCGGCCCTCGAACAGGCGTTGATTCTGCTTTAGGAACGTTTCGAACCCGTACTTGCCGCCGCCCATGAGATCCTGCCGGTGCGCCTCGAACGAGCGGTCGGCATAGGCGAGCCTATCCGCCTGCGAGCGGCGGCTGTAGACGGCATGCGCACGCTCGGAGGCGTCCGGCACGAAGGCGCGCTCCAGCCCCGTAGCCACGGCGTCCTTGACGCGGCGAGCCCCGGCCATGAGCGCGTTGCCCGTCATGTTTCGGATGTGCGTGGTCGGGTTGGCGAGCATGGCGAAGTATCGCCAGTTGCTCAACTTCTGCTGGAAGGAGAGCGGCAGCTGCTCGCCGATGTTGCGCGCGATCTGCTCCTCCGCCTGCGCGATCTCAGCCGCCGTGCGCGCCGTGGCGAGGGACTGCATCAGCGTCCCGTCTATCTTCACCGGCAGCATCCGGCCGCTGGCGATCTCCGCCTCATAGCGCGCATTGAGCCGGTCCTCCACCTTCTGCATGTAGTAGGCCGATCCGGCGCCGCCCAGCTTTTTGAGCATGGAGAACGCCTGCACGCTGCGGCCCGTCTCCGTGGCGCACACGCACAGATCCGCCACCAGGTCGAGCGTGCCGGCGGCGTCGCCCCGCGCCGAAGCCTCCGCGAGCAGCTGCAGGCCCGTGGCCACCGTGCCGGCATCGATGCGCCCGGCGCGCACCGCGGCGCTGAAGTCCTCCTGCGCGCGGGGCAGTCCCTTCAGGGCGATGGCGTCCTGCGCCTGGCTGCGCAGCCGGTCGTTGCTCTGCTCGGTGTAAACGCCGAAGTCGCCGTTCTCCACGGCGGCGCGCACCTGGGCCACCATCTCGTCCGTCGCCTTGTCGCTCTCGACGAAGCTGCGGAGGAAGTCGCTCACGCGCTGCTCGTCCCCCGCCCGCTCCGGCACCGCCTCGTCCCGCGTGCGCGGCTCCGCTCCGGCGGGCTTTGCGCCGTACCGTGCAACCATCTCATCCCACGTCAGGCCGTTTAGGCTATAGCGGATATCAGCGTTGCGCCTGTCGAACGTGCCGATATTGTCCGTCGCGCTTTTGATCTGTGTCCCGTCCAGCACCGCGTAGTGCGTGCCGCCATTTCCGTCCTGGTAGACCGCGCCGTCGTAGCCGCCGGCCTCCAGCGCCGCGCGCCCCGGCACCTCTGCCGCCGTGCCGGCCGGATACGGGTTTTCCAGCTTCACATACACGGCCTCGCCGTCCTGCAAGGCCGTTTTGCCGTCCAGCACCTCCACCGTCGCGTCCACGCCCTGTCGCACCGCCCGCGGCGTCCCGTCCGCCTGCACGACGCCGCTCCTGCCGAACCAGCGCTTGAATTGCTGCGTCTCCGTCTGTTCCAGATAGTTCCTGTTGACAGGAGAGGCCGCGTCGAATATACTATGAATGAGGCCGTCGTTGATACGTCCACCGGGGAATTGCACCCCGGCGCGCACTGTCAACGGGAGAGCCTCGTTTTTATTCCAGTAGTAAACCCCCACCTCGCCGCGCAGTTCCTTTTGCAGCGCATCGTTCAGCAGCTTGGTGACGGCATTGCCACGCCCCCGCGCCGACACGATGTGGTTGCTGTCGATCTGCGCTCCGTTTTGTACGCCGTTCCCGCCGATGCGCACCGCCGCCACCAGCTGCTTGCCGTTGACCTTTCCTCTGACGATCGCCATCACGCTGTCGCCCGGCCGCGTGGCCGACTCGATGACCGCCACCGGATGCTCCAGCAGCTCCGGCAGCTGCTTGACCAGCGCCACGCCCAGGTGATGGTCCTCATTTTTCGTTCCGTTGACCATGTAGTTCAGGTGCGTCTGGTCGATCGTCATCGGCACGTCGCTCAGGCCGATCTGGCGGTACAGCAGCGGCGTCCGCCCGATGAGCAGCGTATCATATTGAGGTGTCTGCCCCGCCATCCAGTCGTCCACCTGCTCGGCAAACGGCTTGCTGTAATCGTAAATCCTCCCCGGCGCGCTTTCGGTCCCCTCGTCCGCCTTCTGGGAAAATCGGATGATCGGGTTGCTCTGGTCGAACGTGCCGGCGCGTGCGAAGGCCTTGGCGTACAGCCGCTCCGCCTCCAGCAGCGCCCGCGCCTCCGCGCTGTTCTGCCCGCGCAGCTTCAGCCGCGCTATGCGGTACTCGATCCAGTTCAGCACCCGCCCGGCCACGCCGCTGCGCTCGCGCACCAGCCGGTCGATCGCCGTCTCGTCCCGGAGCAGCTTGTCCTGCACGAACCGCGCCACGAACTCCCGCCGCGCCCCGTCGGGCGACAGCTCCACGCCGCGCGCGGCATACTCCTCCGCCAGCCCCTCCAGCACCCGGTTGACGTTCAGCTGCGGGTTGAGCCGCTGCGCCAGCTGCACCACATAGTCCGACAGCGCGCCATACTCCGCGCTCCCTTCCAGATAGTGCGTCAGCTCGTGCCGCAGCACGGTCATCTCCGGCGCCTCCCCGGCCGGCAGGCGCGTGGCGATATGGATCACGCCGTCCTCATGCCGGCCCGTGAACCCCTCCGGCATCTGCTCGAACACCACCGGCACGCCCAGCCGTTCGCCCAGCGAGACGGCGCGCGCCTGCGCTCCGGCGTCCACGTCCGCCCAGGACGGCCTCTGCGCCTCTGTGGCGGCCGTTTGGGCTTCGGATGCATCATTACCCGCAGCGGCTCCTGCGGCCTCCTGCGCGGCCTCAGCGCCGCCTGCGCGCGCCGCCCGCATCTTCGCGTCCACCGCCGCGCGGTCAACGCCCTCCGCGCCCGCCGCGTCCTCCTGCTGCGCCGCCTCGCCCAGCTCCTGCACGGCGCCGGCGTAATCCCCCTGCCGCCGCTCCTGCTCCAGCAGGCTGTCCCGGTAGGCCTCCGCCTCGTCATAGCTCATCAGCGGCAGCGCGTCCAGCTCCTCCGGCGTGTACTGGTGGTATCTGCCGTTTACGTAATCATCAACCAGGTCCTCATAGCGCGCCCCGGCGCGGAGCTTCATGAAGTAGATATCCGGATCGGTGGCGAAATTCAGGTTGCCCGCCCTCCGCATGCTATCTATATGAGCGTCCATCTCCGGGTTGATCCCCCGCGCGTAGGCCACGCGGGCAACCGGCACCATGCCGCCCTTTGCATAGGTATTGACCAGGAATATACCGTAGCAGTCCAGCCGGTCCCCGCCGACCGCAATCGCGTGGAACAGGATGTCCAGGCCGGCATTTTTCCTGCTATCCGCTCTGCCATTCTTAAAGACTGCGACAATGTTCCCGCTCGGCTGCACCGCCCCGCCGGCCGTCCACTCCGGGTTCGCAAAGGTGAGAGCGCCCGCGAGCTCCTCCACGCTCTGCGGGTCCACCGAGGCGCCGTTCGGGTTCTCCGCGCGCATCCGGTTGAGCGCATCGCTGAACGCCTGGTGATCCTCGGTAACAGAAAGGCCGAAGTCTGTAACTCCGGCCTGCGTCAATCTCTCTCGCGATTCGGTTAATACATGAATACCATCTCGGCGTAATCCTCGTCTGTCCACCCCAGTTTGCGGTAGAACTCCGCCTCGCGGGGATCCGCTTCCACTGCTTCCTGTATCTCCGCTTCCGTCAGCTTGCGCTTGAGCAGTCTCCCGTCCTCCGACCAAATCTCTCGGCCTTTCACTATGTATTTCGGAACCTTCCGCTCTTCCATCATTCGGCCCTCCCTGTTGAATGGTATATTGTGCGGGGCGCTCCACCCCCGTGTCCGTCTGCCCGTCGGGGCGCTCCGTCTCGGTGTCCATCAGCCCGTCGATCCGCTGCGCCGCCGCGTCGTAGCGCCGCCGCGCGTCGGTGCGGGTCAGCTCCACGTCACGCGCACGCTCCATCGCCGCCACATCGTCCCGGAACAGCGACGCGAGCCGGACGTAATGCCCGTTCATCCGGTCGTTCGCCACGCGCAGCGCGTCCTGGTTCTGCCGCGTGGACGCCTCGTAATCCGTCCGTGCCGACGTCTCGTCCGCCACACGGTTGTTCACGAACTTCTCGTACTTCCCGTGCGCGTCCTTCCACGCCTCAAACGCCGCGCGCTTCTGCTTCACACTCGCTGCATCGGCCGGGACCGCCTGCCAGTCCTCGCGCTTTTGCGCCTCGTCCGCCTGGAGCCGCTGCTGCTCCGCGTCCAGCTCCGCAAGCCGGCTGTCCAGCTTCTCCTGCGCCCGGGTCAGGTTCTCCTCCGCCGTGCGCGCTGCGGCGGCCTGCCGGCGAAACTCCGCAAGCGGCAGCACTTCGCCGCTGCTCTCATACTGCACGCGCTGCTCCGCGTCCATGCTCTCGCTGCGCTGCACCGCGTCCAGGATATCCAGCAGGGTCGGGCTGTAGTCCCCGTTCTCGAGGATGTAGTCCGCCACGATCCGCGATTCCGTGATCTGCCCAAGCCCCGCCCCCGCGCCGAACAGGCCGACCAGACCGCCCATCAGCCCCTGCGAAAGCATCTCGCCCAGCTCGAACGACGCATCCGGCGCATACGTCGCCCGCTGCATCCACACCGAGGCCGCATAGCTCGCGCTCTCCTCCGTGAACTCGCCCAGGAAGCCGGCCACAAGTGACGTCAGCCGCGCCCGACCAACGGGGTTGCGCATCGCCTGCCGCCCGGCGGTGAGCAGCTGCTCTGCCACCCGCCGCGTGCCCAGCGCCCGGCCCCAGATGCTGTCCACGTTGAACGCCTCCAGCGCGCCCTCCAGCGAGCCGGTGACAAGGCCGTACAGCGTCGCTTCGCCGACGGACGCGCCGCTCTCCATGGCTTCGGCGTAGCCGCTGCCCATGGCGGAGATTACAAACGGCGCAGTGTTTGGCGCATGGGTGATCAGCTCCGTACCGTAGCGGATGATCGACCCCAGCGCCTTGCTCGATGCGCCGCTGGCAGCCTGCGCGCCTGCCGCTCCCAGCCGCCCCATGACGCCCGCAAACGGCGCCGCTATCCCACGGCCTGCCACGCCCAGCGCGTACATGCGCACGACCTCTGTGGCGATGTCGCTGGCGCCGCTGATGACCGTGGACGCCGCGTCCTGCCCGCTCGAGCGGCCGTAGGCATACGCCGCCGCTGCCGCCTCCGACAGCTCCTCGGACAGACCCCACCGCTGTTCACGGCCGGAGATGGCCGCCGTCGCCATGTCCGCCACGTTCACCACGCCGGACAGCGTGCTCATGATCACCCGCGGCAGGATCGCCACGAACTGCATCTTCAGCTGCTCGCCGTGCGGGCGGTGCAGGTCGGTGTTGATCTCAGTCGTGCTGGCGAACTGCTGCACATAGGCCGCGCGCTCCTCGGCGGTCATGTTCTCCCAGGTGTCGACTGCGTAGTCCTGCGCTGTCATGCCGGGATACATCTGCTGCAAGGCCGCCCAGGAATCCGGCTCCGCCTCCAGCATGCGCGGCACGTCCACCGCCTCATAGTAGTTGTGCGCGGCCGCCTCATCGTCCAGCGCGTCCGCCATGCCGCCGCGGCGCAGCGCCTGGTCGATCTCGTAACCGCTATAGCCCCGCCCGGCGAGCTCCTCCCGGTACGCCGCGGCCAGCTGCCGCCTGTCTTCCGCCCGCGCCTGCTCGAGCCCCTGCTCAACGATCATGCTGACCGTCAGCTTCTGCGGCGCGCGCCTGCGCGTCGTCTCATGCTGGTAGCTCTCCGCCTGCTCGCCCGTCACGCGGTCGTTCAGATATTGCATCCTCGGGGACGAAAGCGCCTGCGCCGTCGCCTCACGCAGAACGGTATAGGATACGCCCTCGTCCAGCAGCGTCTGCACGGCGTCCGCCACGCTCTCGTCTACAACGTCGACGCCCCGGTATTCCAAAAGGCTTAGAAAGCGCCCCTGCGCTTCCTCTACCGTCAGAGCGGATATGTCCACCTGATCCTGCTCGTACGCTTCGCTCACAGCCTTGAGCAGATCGTCCGCCGTCCGCTGCTTCTGGCGCGCCTCCTGCTCCTGGGATTTTTCATCCTGCGCCTGCTGCTGCGCGGCGTCTGCGGCTGCCTCACTGCCGTATTGCAGCAGATTCCAGGCTTCCCTGTCGAACGCGGAATTTTTGCCGTTGCGCTCCAAAAATGCACGACCGGCTTCTAAAATCTCATCCTCATCATACCCCGCGTCGCGCGCCTCGTCAAGGGCCGCCAGTGCATTCTTTTTGGTGATGCCGCCGTAGCCGCGCATAGCGCCGGAAAAGATATCCTCCAGCGCATCCTGCCGCTGTTGGCGCTGCCGCTCCTGTTCCTTCTCCTGCTGCTTCTTCTCCTTCTGGCGCTGCTCGTATGCGCTGTAGGCATCATCGATAGACTGGCGCTGCTCGTCCGTGAACGCCTGATCACGGAAAGCGTCCACCGTGCGTCGCAGCGTCTTTTCATCCACGCCATACTCTTCCATCTCGGCGATGATGGCGGCAGGGTCCTCGTCAGCGTCCCGTGCAAAGGCTTCCACATCGCCCCCGCCCATGAGTGCGTTATAGGTATCCTGCTTGCGCTGGCGCTCGCTGTACTCGATTGCATCGCCGACGGTCTCCACGCCGGAAACCGACACGTCGCCCACCAGCTTGCGGGCCTTTTCCTCCCGAATGAGCCGCGCGCTGTTTTTCAGATAGTCCTCGTAAGAGATGCTGGTCAGGGCGTCCCAATCCGCCGCCGCGTCCTCCTGTTTTGCCGCCTGCTTAAGCTGGTACTCCCGATACTCGGCCGCGGAGGCAAAATCCTCGGGAGCCTTCTCTGCCGTGGACGGCGCATACACATACGCGTCCGAAAGGCCGCTGCGCTCGAGCAGGTCAAAGAAAGCGTTGCTGTGGAAGTCCCGGCCGGTGGCGGTCACGCCATCCTTCTCATAGGTGCGGTCATCGTTGTAAATGCCCTCAAGCTCCAGCATCGTGGACGCCCGCGCGGCGCTTTGATACAGCTCCGTCTTTGCGTCCGCGCGCCGCCGCCGCTCAGCCTGCTCTGCACGGTACGCCTCATAGGATTCCAAATAGCTGTCCAGATAACGCGAGGCAGGCAGGTCGTTCTCCAGTAGCCAGCTGTCGAGCCGCGTGTTCTTATACTGCTGCGCCACCGCACGCGGTGCGAGGCCGGCGGAGCGGCGCTGCTGGTCCTCATCGTCAAAGCCGTAGGCGTCCGCCCAGGTAGAGCGATTCGCTTCGCGAAGGTATACGATCTGGTCCGCACTGAGCGTATATGTTTTGCTGCCGGTGTTCAGCTCATAGGTGTGCTGCTTAGTTGGAGAATACTTGCTGCCATACGTCAGCCGGGTGCCGGTGGCGGAGGTGCCCGTCCGACGGCTGTCAGTGCCTCCCTGCTGAAGCTGCTCGTCGTCGCGTTTGGGCTTCTTCTGCAAAAGGTCCGGTACCATATCCCTCTCCCTGTCACCGAATGGTGACGCTCGTCTTGTCCGTGTTAACCCCGCTGCCGCGGCGGCTGCCGGACAGGTTGTATGCATCGAGCGCGCGTGCATAGGCCGTCTCCTCAAGCGCGCGGCGCATCTGTTCATTCCACTGCGCAGCGGTCAGCCTGTTGGCCGCGTTCTGCTGCGCCACGGCCAGCTGGTTGTTTGCGTTGATCTGATCCACATCAAGACGGTTTTGCAAATGCTGATTGTACAGCGCCTGCACCTGCTGCGCCAGCGCCGCCCCGTAGCCGGATTCCAGCGCGGCCACATCCGCCGCTTCGCTGGTCAGCTGTCGCGTCTTGGCGTCCGTCACCCAGGTGGACGCCCCCATGCCGCGCGAGGCTGCATCTACGTCAAGCGCCGCGCGGTTCTGCGTCGTCTGTGTCCGCCGCGAGGCGATGGCCGAATCGTACTGCGGGCGCAAATAGGACGCAATCTGCGCCGCCAGCGCCTCCTGTTCCGGCACGGTGTACGAAATGGGAGTATAGGTAATTGTCTCCGGCGTAATGGTGGAGCTGCCCAGCTGCGCCAAAATGGCGTTGTAGTAGTCGTTGACCGTCTTGCCGCTGCTGCCGCCCGACTTGCCACTCGATTTCGTCGTCGGCGCAGGGGTCGTCAGCTCGCCGCCGGTTCCCGATCCTGTGCTGCTCGATAGATTTACCATCGTAGGCGTTTTGCGTTTGACCATACTCTCCTCCTTCTCATCTCAACCGTTGACATGCAGCCCGCCGCTTCCTTTAACATAGACGATGCCGATATGCAGCGCGCCGTCTGCGCTCATAACGTACAGGACGCCCGCGTGCAGCGCCCCGTCCGCGCCCATCACGCGCACGATCGACTGCACCGTCCAGTGCGCGTACAGCGTCTGCGCCGCCGTGACCGTTACCACCGTCTCCGCCGTCACCTGCGTCCCGCCGTCCGCCGCCGTGAACCACCCATCGAACCGGTAGCCCGGCCGCTCCGGCACGGGCAGCGCCCCGTACGGCTGACCGTAGGTCACGCTTTTGCTTGCCGGCGTTACGCTCCCGCCCTGCGCGTCGAACGCCACGGCATAGGCGTTGGCCTGCCACTGCGCGTAGAGCGTCGCGGCGGCGTTGGCCGTGTAGCTGCCGCCCGCGGCATAGCTCGTACCGCTGCCGTCCGCCTTCGTGTTCCAGCTGAGAAACGTGTGGCCCGCACGTGTGGGCACCACAGCCGAAAGTGTGAGCGATACGCCATAGGTCTTGGTCTGGCTCGACGGCGCGCCGCTGCCGCCGTTGGCGTTGTAGCTGACGGTATACGTGTTGATCTGCCACTGCGCGTACAGCGTCACGGCCGCATTGGCCGTGTAGCTGCCGCCGGGCGCGTAAGACGTTCCGCTTCCGTTTTGCGCGGTGTTCCACGCCGAAAACGTATAGCCCGTTCTTGTCGGCTTGGTGTTCGAGAGGGTCAATGTAACCCCATAGGTCTTGGTCTGGTTCGCCGGCGCGCCGCTCCCGCCGTTGGCGTTGTAGCTGACGGTGTAGGTGTTCGCCTTCCACACGGCGTATAGCGTGTCGTTCGCCGTAAGCGTTATGCTCCCGCCCGGCTGGTAGGACGCGCTCGTCGCCGTGGACGAGAGCGACCAACCGAGAAATGTGTAACCGGTTCTTGTTGGTTTGGTGCTACTTATAGTGAAGGTGTAACTGCCTACTCCCGTTCCCTTCTGGCTTGAGGGTGCCCCGCTCCCGCCGTTGGCGCTGTAGGAAAGCGTATAGTCCGTCTCGTTCGTCGTGACCGTAACATAAACGTCCCCGACATTAATGGTTCTGTTTTGATTTCGATAAGTCAGCGCCCAGCCGTAATCCCGCAGCTGCGCAAACAGGCCGGAATCAATCGCGTAATTCCGATACACCCCGCTTGTATCCGATGAACTTGCCACCCAATCGCAGTTTGTCCGGTTATCCGTGAAGACCGCCAGCCCTGTTTGCAGCGTTCCGGCTACCGCCTCCGACAGCACCGATCCGTATAGTGCAACGCTATAGGTGATGTCGGAACCGCCCGTCACCCGCTGCACGCTGATCGTGATTCCCGTGACCCTTGCAGCGTTGATGTTCGACAGGCCGGAGAATTCGCATTTTACAGCACAGCGCCAACTGCTGTTCGCCCCCGCAAGATATTGCTCCGTGTTGGATTGCCTGTAAAGGGTATATGTGGTGGCAGAATTCCCTCGGAACCACTCCTTGACGCTGCAATTTATCCGATACGTCTTGGCCATGCGTCCCCCTTACGGCAGGGCAGCCGCGATTTCCCAGCCCGCAGGATACTCCTCCGGAGACCATACGTTCCCGTCGATCAGCGAGCGATAAAGCTTGCCGCCATAGTCCACGATATCCCCGGCGTTATAGGCGTCATGCGCTCCGGTCGGCCGCGACCAGACCGGATACCCCTCCTCCGTCAGCCCGATGGGCGCATACAGCGCAGGCGTCTGGTCCGGCAGCCAGTCGGCCTGGCTCGTGTGCGCCTGTACGACCCGATACAGCTGCGGGTCGCCTACGCCGTTCTCGCCATACACGAGCAGCACATCTGCCTGGTACGCTACGCCGGGCGCCCACGGCTCGTATACCGTGGCGACCTCAAGCGCCTGCTCGTCGGCAAGAGAGGCGGCAAAGAGTTGTACCGCCCGACGGAACTGCTCCGCAATTTGCATCCTTGTCATCTCAGTACACCCCCAGCAGGACGTTGAGCACCTCGTCCGTATCTGCGTCCGTGATGTAGATATAGATATCCCCTACGTTCAGCCCGGTCACCTGCTCCGGCGGCGTCGTGCCGACCACAAGAGCACGGTTTGCTCCGAGCAGCCCGCCCGCGCCCGTCTCCACGAGCTTGCCTTCCGCCGTGCCGATGGCGCCGCCGTTTGTCAGGTTCCCATGTGTGTGGTTCTCATAGCTGCCCGGGTCACCCTTGTCGCCCTTATCGCCCTTGTCACCCTTATCCCCCTTATCCCCCTTGAGCGCGCCGGAGGTGAAGGCCTCGTATACCTCGCCCACCTTTTCATCGCGCAGTGCGTCCGCCGCCTCGCGCGCCTGCTCCGCTTCCTCGCGCGCGTCCTCCGCGCCCGCCCGCAGATCCTCGGCTGCTGCCCGGGTCGCCTCCGCGTCCTCGCGCAGAACCTCTGCCTCCGCGCGGTCGTCCTCAGCCGCCTCTGCTGCCGCCGTCTGCGCCTCACTGGCATCTGCGGCTGCGGCTGCGGCATTTGCCGCTGCGCCTGCATCCTGTATCAGCTGGATAAGAAAGGGATATTCGTTGGTTGCCTGCGCCGTCTCCGTGTTGAAGAAGGCGTTGCGTGCGCTGAAGTTGAACCGGGCGGTCGTGATCAGTGTCTCATGGTCCTCGCCCGAATAGATCTGCAGCTCGCACTCGGTAGTGCCCATCCGGTAGGATGCCTGGCGCAGTTCGATGGTGACGACGTTCTCGTCGATGGTGATGCCGTTTTCCTCTGCAGCGCTATCCTGCATGGATGTGCCGCCGGTGTGGGCAAACACGGCGACCACGCGCCGCCCCGTCAAATCGACCGCCTCGCCGTCATCATACAGCGAGATGCGCAGCACATTGCCGCTATCGCCCGTTACAAGCTCAAACTCACGGTTTGACACCGGGCGCTTGGCGTCCAGCTCAATCTCAAAAATCTTTTGGATCGGTGTATTGCTGTTCTGTTCTTCCATCAGCTTTCTCCCCCTCCAGCCAGCGCTTCCAGCCTGGCAATACGTTCTTCCAGCTCAAGCAGCCGTTCGCTGAGGCGCTTAAAGTTCTCGTTAAGCCGCGTTTCATTTGCATCGATGGACTGCCGGATCACATGTCCCGCCGCCTGCTCGGATCTCGGCAAGCTGATGGGATACAGCGCCTTCACCGCCATGCTATTTCATCTCCTTCATCAGGGCGATGTCCACGCCGCCGCGCACAGCAAAATAGCGTCCCGCCTCGTTCTCGAATCGAACCCAAAAGCGCCGCACCTGATCAATAGCGACTGGAAGCTGCATATACCCCTCATCGTCCTCATGGATCACACGCTGAATCACTCGCTCGAGCGCGTTCGACTGAATGCGCACAATGATGCTTCGTCCTTCCGCGCGCAGGATGATCCTGCCGATCTGCTTCTTGTATGCCTTAAGCCCCAAGTCGGACGGCTGCGTGACCCAGTACGCCCGGATTGGTGCTCCATCATAAGTCTCGCCGTTTTCAAACCGGTACAGATAGCGCGCGTCCGTCAACAGCAGCACCACTCCGTCGTGTGCCGCGAGGTCTGCCACAGCGAACCCATCGCGCACCATGTATGCCTGACGGTGCACATCATATTGCACGATCGCGTTATCATAGTCGCCTTCACCTGTCCGGCAAGAAAAATAGAACCGGTTTTGCACCGCCACGCCCCGACTATCCGCCACAGAGCGCACGCCGCTCAGAAACCGGTGCAGGCGCGGCGTGCCTCCGTCTACGGGCGCAACAGCCGAGCCGTTATAGTACATCAGTCCGTTCTTTGTCAGAAAAAACGGCTGGTCGTACAGCACGACAACGGAGGAATCCGCCATCTGCGCAAAGTCCCGGTCGATGCGCTCAACCGCAAACGTACTGGGCCTGTCGCCATACAGCCGCCACACGGAATACCGTTTGAAGATGACGACCTGATTGGACAGCGCACACAGCCCCACGATCTCGTCCCCGTCCGCCTCGCCGACCTCCACATAGCCGCCGCTCGCATCTGCGCCGGCATCGACGGACAGCCAGTCCTCGATCGTTCTGCCGTCGCCCGGCACGGCGGACCAGTACAGCCTGCTTCTCGCCTCCGGGTCGCCCGCAGCGATCAGGCGCCCGTAGTAGGAATCCAGATAGCGCACGGCCACGTCCGAGCCGCCGCCGCGGATCTTCGCCGCATCGCCCGCCTTGGGCGCGGTAGCCGGCGTGCTCTGCAAGATGAGCGTCGTTGCGCTCGGACAGGAAGAAACGGCACACCAGCTCCCGCCAAAGTACAATCCGTCTACCAATGCCCTGCGCTGCGCTTCCTCGCTCATCTGGGCCGCGAGCGTCACGGTGCGCGTGCCCGTATCATAGGCGGAAACGCTCGTCTCCAGAATATAGGCGCCGCTGCCAAAATTTCCGGCCTCGTCGGTTGCGAGCTCGATGCGTACGATCTGCCCCTCGCCTGTAGCGATCAACACGCACTCGGCCGTTCCGATCTTCGTCTGGAGATAGTCCACAGCCGTACCGGAAAGCGCCGGGCTGAAGGTGTGAACCGTGCTCCACGCGCCGTCATTGCAGGCATACACGGCCGTCTGCCCCACTACGTAATACTTGCCCGGGTAGCCGCGCACCGGAATGACCTTTATCAGCCGATCGGTACCCGGAATCGCTGTCGCCACGAGCTTTTCATATCCTGCCGCCACGGCGAGGTCGCCGTCTCTGGTCTCCATGTTCCGCGCATCGGAGGCGGAGCCCACGGGCAACACGTTCCCATCCCGTTGCTGTTCGATGCCGTAGAATTCGTTGATAGCAAAGCTGTCCATGCATCCGCCCTCAATAGTGCAGCAGCCGGAAGCTCTGCGGCTCGCCGCGCGTCTCGCGCTGCAGGTTCGAAACCATCGAGTTAAAAAGCGCAAAGTGCGCCGACGATGTGCCCTGCGTATCCGGGTCGCCGCCGCAGCGCTGGCAGGCCGCGACGTAGTAGGGGATCAACCGGTGCATGTAAGCCGGCAACTCCGGCACATCCGTGGAGGATTCCATGTCCCGCGGCACGAAGCGGTAGTGCACCTCCGCCTCCTCCGCGCCGGAGGCCGCCACACGGAATACGCCGCTGCCCCATGGATTTTGCCGATACAGGACAGGCTTGCCGTCCACCAGCACCTGGGTAACGCGCAGGCATTCGCGCGAGAGCTGCGCCACATCGAACGTCCCGTCCGTCAACGCAACTGTCTCGCGCCGCTGCTGCTTGAAGCGCCTCGCCAGCTCAAACACTGCATCGTTGGCGTATTTCGTGAACTGCGCCCGGTAATGGTCGATGGTTTGCGCGTCCGCACCGCGCTCAAGCATGGTCAGCGACGAGGATATGATATCGTTGAGCGTCATGCCGCGCTCCTCCCCTCAGGTAATGTTCGCGCCACCCGGCTGTGTGAACGCCGCATACTGCCCCGCACGCTCGCGGGCAAAGCGGTCGCGCTCCATGATAAACGCCGCATGGCTTTTGGGGATCTCCAGCCATTCTCCACGCGGGTAGATAAATTCCCGCCCATTGATGTTCATCTCAAAGACCTGATAGCTCTCCGGGTAAGCCGGGTCCTTGGGGATCAGAAACGGCACCAGCCGCTCCGCTTGCTCCTCCTTCACCGTCTTCCCCTGCCCAGCCGGCTGCCGTGCGTCCGTCGCACGTTTCGCTGCTGTCCTGCTGCTCATCGATGCCTCCTTCCCAGTAGACGAAGGGGAGACGGCCGTCTCCCCTTGCACGCCCTGTCCGTCATGCGCTGGCCGCAGAACGGATGTCAATGATCCAGTTCGGGTTGAGCACCTTGGCCGCATAGGCCATGACCTTCGCGCCCACGGTAGAGCGCTGGTCGAGCGGGTCAGCCGTGCCCGCGCTGCCCACCGGCTTGATGATCGAGCGGATCGCCGCGCTCCCATCGATGTCAGCCACGCCGTAGGCATCCGCGCCGAAGATCAGCGAGTGATGCAGGTCTACCGCCGCACTCGCACCGTTGCTGTTCACGTAGCCCTCCGTGCTCTCCACGAAAACGACGCCGTACATGCGTCCCAGCTCGCCGGAGTAGATCGCCTCCGCATCCTGGTAGTTGCGCACTGCCTTCCAGTCCGCATCCTTCTGGATATCCATCGCCACTGCCGGGTCCACGATGCACACAAAGTGCGGCGACCGGCCGTTGGTGAAGCGCCGCGCTTTGTTCGTCTTAAGCGTGCGTACAGCCTTCTGGATCTCGGCGATGGTCAGCACGTTGGACGCGGTGATATTCGTGTCGGCCGCGCCGTTACCAACGCGCTGGATGCTCGTGGTCTCCAGCATCGCGTCACGGGTCAGCCACTCAACCACCGTGCCCAGCTGTTCGCCCAGCAGCTCCACGCTGTCGCGGATCACCGGGTCGATCGCCGTCAGATCGAGCAGGTCGGAGATCTCCACGTATGCGCCGTACTGCTCGAGCGTGGCGGTCACCGTCGTCTGCGAGAGCGTCTGCCCGGTGGGCGTCGTACCCTCGGTCAGCTTCTGCGTAGTCGTGCTCGGCGTGAACAGGTTGTACCTGCGCCAGTTGATCGTCTTACCGCTGTTGCGCGGGATGGGCCGCCGCTGACCAAAGTTCGCATAGACAAACGTTGTCTTGGCGATCTCCAGCAGCCTGCGGTCGTAGTAGGTCTGCAGCGCCGTGGACAGCGTTGCAGTCGTGTTGGTTGCCATATGCCTTACCTCCTATCGGTATCTGCCGTCAGAGCGTAACGCGCCTCCCCTTTCGCTGTGCGGCCTCTATGCGCGCCTCGAGCTGGCGGAACTCGTCCGCGCTCATGGCGGCAAAATCCAGCTTTGGCGCACTCACCTCGCCGCCTGCGACGCGCATCGGTCGCGGCGCCTCCCGGTGCCGCTGTGCCTCCGCCTGGTCGCTCGCCGTACGCGCCGCGCTCCAGATGGCCAGCGCCGCCTCTGCGCCAAAGCGCTGAAGGTTTGCTACAAAACCGCCATCCAGGTCACGCTTTGCGTCAAAGCCTGCAGGCACAAGCCCCGCCCGCTCCGCCGCCGCCATCTCGCCGGCAAGGCGCTCCGCCTCGCTCCCGGGCACGGTCTCGCGTCGTCCGCTCTGTCGGTCGTTGAGATAGTCCTCGTAAAAGGACTTGGGGTTGTCCGCGTATTCCTGGGCCTTTCTCTCGTTTCGCTCGCGCAGGATACGCTCATACGCCTCCTCAGCGCTGAGACCGTCGGCGCGCATCCGTTCCGCAAGGAGCATACTCCCCAATCGGTACTCCGGTGTGCGCTCGTGCCGCTCGCGCTCGCGCGCCAGCCGCTTGCCCAGCGCCGTATCAAAGGCCTGTTGATCCAGAACCGTGGCCTGCGCGCCGTCGTCGCGCGTGCGCTCCAGCGGCTGCGCGTCCGCATCCGCCTGGGGCTCGACCGTTCTTGCCTCCGGTTCGTCCGCTTCCGAAAGGGCGGACAGGGAAATCTCCCCGGCGCCCGCAGCCTCGTTGAGCGGCTGCGGTTCGGCGCCTGCCACGCCGGGGACCGCGTCTGCAACGAATGATTCCATCTTCCATCTCCTATTCCTCGCCCGTTTCGGCCGGCGTCGCCGTTATCGAAAAGGGAGTTCCATTCCCCTCATCGCTGCTGTGCTGCCATCGCGTCAGGCAGTGCTGCGCCGTCCTCTCCATCGGGCGGAAGCTGCCCCCTGGCTGCAGCCATCTGCTCCGCCTGGGAAAGCGCCTCTGTGCAGGCGGCGAGCCGCTCCGCCTGCTGCTTTGTCAGCTCCGTGAGCGACTGCACCTGCTGCTGCAAAGCGAGCATGCCCCCCTGCTGTGCGCGGCGGATCTTGTCCAGCAGCGGCTCCAGGCCGTCGTACTCGAGCCCCTCGAGCATGATCACCGGATCGACCGTGCCGGAGAGCAGCTGCATCGCCTGCAGCAGCAGCTCGTTGTGCATCATTCTCGTATACTTCGTCTGCCTCGCCGTCTTAACGGTGATGCAGCGCTCGACCGGTACACCGCGCTCCGCCGCGCCGCGCAGCAGGCGGCGATTGAAGGGTACAACCAGTTGTTTCCCGCCCACGCTCACAGCAACCTGCCGTTCGTCGATCATGCGGTCGCGCAGTGTCTCGATCTGCAACCGCACCGCCTTGCGGAACGCGCTGTGGATCGCCCGCGCCTCCATACGGCTGCGCTTGGTGCTCATCTCCTGCAACGCCGTGATCGCGCTCGCCGCCGTCACGCCGCTGCCGGTCTGCCCGCGGCTCTGGTCGTTCGAGCCGCTCTCCTGCTTGATGCTTTCGCGGATGAGCTGGATATAGTTCACGATGTACGCCGGCAGCGGCGCGGGCTGTTGCCACTGCATTACCGCCGACGGCGCGCCCTTGGTCGCAATCACCTCACAGGCAAAGTCGCGCACGTCGTCGATATCCGCCATCTCGTCCTGCACGAAGATGCGCGGCCGGCTCGCGCGAAATGCGTTCGTCATCACGATCTGGTCGAGCTTGTCAGAAAACCGCTGCGCATCCTTGAACAGATCCGTCACGCCCAGGCCCAGCGCGCTGCCCTTCTGCGGGTACAGCCGCGCCACAACGAACGGATACAGCCCGTGCCCGTAATACCCGTCCGGCTCCGCCTCCGCCGAGTTCTCCAGCACCTGTCCGCCCGCAAGTCTCACAAAATGCACCCGATAGCGGCGGCGTTCCGGGTCGTAAACCCGCAGCCACGCCTCGATCAAGCGGAAATAGCGCCGCTCGGCCGGCGTGGTCGTGGCGCCAAAGTCGTCATGCCGCTCGTCGATCAGATCGCTGTCGCCGCGCATGTAGGGGTAGTGCAGCGGGTAGTGCTGCAAAAACCAGTCCGCCGGCTTGCGCTCAAGCTTGAATACCGCCCGACCGTCCTGTACGGACGGCGTCTCCGGGTCGCATAGCCAGTTCTTGTTCACCACATGCCGGATGTACGTCCCACCGGCGCCGTGGTTTGCGTCCGGGTCGCTGCCAACCTCCCACACGCCCCAGCCGCCAACGAGCACGTCGTGCACGAGCTTGTCATACTCGGCCTCGAAGTCGCACCCCTCAAGCTCCTCAGCGATCACTGCCGTCAGCGCCCGCGCAAGCACCTCGTTGCCCACCCCGTCCGGCTGTACCACCGCCTCCGGGTATTCGTCCGATAGATCCGCCTTCAGGTTCTCGATCGTCGAGGTGATCACAGGCGTGGTCGGCTTCGGCAGGCGCATGTCGCGCCCATCATCCTCCATTCCGCCCGTCCAGTGCCTGCCCTGGTACATGCGCTCGTTGTCGTCCAGTCGCTCCCATTCCGCCCGGTAGGCGTTATCGCAGTACTCACGAAGCAGCGCATAGATCGCGTCGGCAAAGCGCGTGTCCGCGTCCCCCGGCGGATGTTTTTGAAACAATCCCTCCCGGATGATCTCCATCTGCGTCTGCCTGTGCGCTTCCCGCCCGATCCTCTTCATGTCCGCATCTCCTTAAAGGTCCATAAATCCGCTGCCCGACGCCCGCCGCGGCTCCGCCAACGGATCAAACGCCAGCACCTTGCCCTTAGGCCGCGTCTGACGCGCTGGAGACGGCCGGCTCATCAGCCCGTAGCGCATCGCCTCCGCCGCATGATCCTCGCAGTTGCCGGACACGTCCTCGTGCGTCGTCCGGCTGTAGGTCAGCAGCGGCAACGTGCGCACAAGGTTTGCACAGCTTGAAAATATCTGCACATAGGGCAGCCCGTCCGGCGCCTTTGCCAGGCACTCCCGCACGCGCTGCCAGCCGACAATGCGGCTGTTGTCTGCCTTCATGAGCGGCACTCCGGCGCGCAGGAATGTCTCGGCGATGCTCTCCCCGCCCATCACGTCCACAGTCCCGCGCCGCTGCCACATGTCCGGCGAGGCCACCGTGTAGGCGATCTGCTCAAGCCCATTCTCCTGCCGGATCAGCCGCGCCATGTCCGCCGCCAGCGTCTCGCTCTGGTAGATCTCCCGGTAGATGTACAGCCGCCTGTCCGGCGCCACCGCAAACCACAGCACGCAGCATGGATCATTGTATCCCCAGTCCATCGCCCGGAATCGCTTCCACTCCACCGGGATCGGGAACGGCTCCACCACGTGTTGTGCACGCCGAAACTCCTTGAAGAACTGCCCGCTCACCACGTCCCAGTCCCCGTCCAGGTGTGCCCGCCGCAGATCCTCCGGCAGCGCCATCAGCAGCTTCACATACTCCGGGTCCGCATCCATCAGCACCGGGTTGTCCGTCACCCGTGCCGGGATAAACACATAGTCCTCCGGGTTCTCCCCCTCCCGGTAGTCCCGGTCGATGAACAGCCGCTTGATGTAGTCATGGCCAACCCCGCCAGGATTGCATGTGTAGTAGATACGCGGCGAAAAATCCTTCCGTGTGGAACGGTTTGTCGTGGAGATGTATTGCATCTGGTACTCCGTGAACTGCGTCGCCTCCTCAAAGCCCACCACGTCGTACTCCTGCCCCTGATACTGCAATACGTCACCCTCCGCATCGCAGTAGCCCAGCTTGATGATCGACCCGTTCTGGAACGTGAAGGTTCTCTCGTCCTTGTTGTACCGCGCAATGGCCGCCTTCCCGCCGCCGCACAGCTCGTCACACAGCTGCCGGATGTGGTTGTTCTGCAGCTCCGGGAACGTCCGCCGGAGCAGCAGCAGCCGCAGGCCTTCATAGTGCAGCGCCAACAGTACAAACTTGCGCCGCATCGCCCAGCTCTTGCCGCCGCCGCGCGCCCCGCCGTAGGCTATGTGCCGCGCTGTCGCCTTGAAAAATTCCTCCTGCCGCGGGTTCGGCGTCCCCCGAAGCACCGGCTCCCTCGTCATATCCAATCCTCCCCGCAATCCCTCGCCCGCCCGGCCCGCCGCATCGTTTTCCCGAAAGAGCCGCTCGAATGCCGCAACCGTTTCTCCGCTTTGCCTGCCGCCTGTAGGCAGCGTTGGCGTTTCGGCCATACTTCCCTGCTTGGGGCGCATGGAACCAAACCTGCCTTTTCCCTGGGCACAATCGACTCCCGGAAACTTTATCCCCCCCGTCAATGGGCAAGAAAAAAGCGCCCTCCTCCGCTGCGCCTGCTCCGGCTGTTCTCGCTTCACTTCCTCCTGTCTACTTCTCCCTCAGCTCTGCATCCTCCGCGCCGTTCCCGTCCCTGTCTCAAAGGCTTCGGCTGTCCCTATCCCCCGGCAACCGACCACCTCTTCAACCCCAAAACAAACCGCATTTTAGACCGCATATTCATACAATTTCGCCCATTCAACTATGCGTTAAAGTGAACTTTAGCGAATAGTTGCGCCGATTTCCTGTCAAATCAGGCCGTTTTTACCCCGAAAACTGGCTCCTGCAAATGCATATACAGCCTTTATGCGCCGCTTTCATGCAGCTCTATACGGCGGTATGCACCGCCGCCTCCTCCATGGCAGCAGGCTCCTTAGCGGCTCCAGTCGTCCACCTCTTTGGGCGTGGCCGCCTGTACGCGCACGGTCACCGTCTGCTCCTCCTGCGGCTTCCCGTAGCCGTATCCGCTCAGCACAAGTCCGGCAATCCGCGCGTCATAGTCGCCATTGGCTGCCGCCTGCACCACGTGCTCCTCGATTCGGTCCCTCGCGCGGCTAAGTAAAGATACGATTCGCTCGTCCGCTCCCTCGATCTCTCCTCGAATGTAGCTATACAAAGTCACCTTGCTAATGCCGAGCCAAACAGCAAGGCCGATCATGCTCGGATGCTCCTGCCGGATGCGCAAATCGCCGCTCTTGAGCGTCCGCTCCTGGCGGGTAGAATCGCAGTGGTCAAAGTAGGCCTGCACGCGCTTTTCTATAGCCTTCGCATCTCGCAGAACGCATTTTCTGCCCAT